GTTAGCTGCTACCGCATCCAGTACTGATACGACTATTACTCTTAGTGGGGTGGCTGGACTACCTCCTGCGGGGTTTATTAAGTTAGAAAACGAGATTATTAACTACAGTTACATCATCGGTAACGTGTTACAGAACTGCTTTAGAGGCCAACAGGGCACTACAGCAGCGACACATACCGTAGGTGGTACCGCTATACCAGCGTACTGGGAACAAGTCCCCTCGGTAACTGTATGGCCCGTCCCGGACAATGTTGAAAGCTACCAGATTATTTACTGGCGTATGCGACGTGTGCAAGACGCAGGTAACGGTATCGAGACGGCTGACATGAATTTTAGGTTTTTCCCGTGTCTAGTAGCAGGGTTAGCCTACCATATTGCTATGAAAGTCCCTGAGTTTATGGATAGAGTACCCATGCTCAAGGCAGCATACGAAGAACAATTTGAACTTGCTGCAGGAGAAGACAGGGAAAAAGCCCCGATTAGGTTTGTGCCTCGCGCAGGTAGGATCTAACAATGGGCACGAGGTTTGCTTCTGATAAGAAAGCCATCGCCATGTGCGATGTGTGTGGGTTCCAGTTCAAACTAAAACAATTAAAAAGTTTGGTTGTTAAGGATAGAGAAACGCAAATAAAAGCGTGTCCTGAGTGTTGGAATCCAGATCAACCACAGCTTAAACTAGGTGAGTTTCCGGTCAATGATCCACAGGCAATACGGAATCCTAGACCAGATAGAAGTCTAGGCGTATCGGGAGTTTATAGTAGCAGAGATATACAGTGGGGTTGGAACCCTGTAGGTGGTGGGAATGACCCATTTGGCTTAACCCCTAACAACTTAGTAGCTACTGGGTCAGTAGGTACAGTTACAGTAACGACTGCATAGGAGTAGTACGATGCACAACTCTAAAAACGTTTTTGGTATGGACGAAGTAAAAGTACATAAAGACAAAGGTGTTAAGGCTTACGGCCCCAAGCCAAGTATGAAAGGCGTTAAAACGTCTGGAATTAAAATGCGCGGTGCTGGCGCTGCGACTAAAGGTTTTATGTGTCGAGGGCCGATGGCTTAAACCATGAATTACACGCAGCTTAAAGCAGACATTCAGGACATTTGTGAAACAAGTTTTACAGATGACCAGCTCGCTTTGTTCACTGAACAGTCAGAACAAAAGATATATAACACTGTACAGATACCTGCGTTACGTAAAAACGTTACTGGTTCGCTGACCACAGACAACAAATACCTAGATACACCGTCTGACTTTTTATGGTCGTACTCGTTAGCAGTAGTTGACGGTAATGGTAACTATTCGTACCTCATTAATAAAGACGTTAACTTTATACGTGAGGCATACCCTAACGCTACTTCTACCGGACTGCCTGTGCATTACGCATATTTTAATGATGATGCGTTTATTGTTGGGCCGACACCTAACAGCGGGTACGCGGTAGAGCTACATTACGGGTATTACCCCGAGTCTATCGTGACCGCAGGTACTACGTGGCTAGGTAATGAGTTCGACAGCGCGTTGTTGAATGGTGCGTTGGTTGAAGCAATACGGTTTATGAAAGGTGAACCTGATCTTGTGGCGCTGTACGAGCGGTTATTTTTACAGACTCTCGGCCTACTCAAGAATCTTGGGGATGGCAAACTACGCGAAGATGCGTTTCGTTCAGGGCAATTACGGGTTCCAGTAACTTAAGGAGTTTAACATGGCAATTACACAGGCAATGTGTACTTCGTTCAAGCAAGCATTACTTGACGGAGAAATGGATTTTAGTAGTAACACGGCGCAGTCTTATAAGATCGCGTTATATACGTCTAGCGCGTCTTTGGATGCTGCAACTACGGCATACACTACGAGTAACGAAGTGGTAGGTACCAATTATGTGGCGGGGGGCAACACGCTGTCTATCTCTACCAACCCCACTACTGGGGGTACTACGGCGTTTCTTAGTTTTGCTACGACTACGTGGACTACGGCGACAATTACAGCGCGTGGAGCTTTGATTTATCAAGCTGGTGGTACTAATCCAGCAGTTGCCGTGCTTGATTTTGGTAGTGATAAAGGGTCTTCAGCAGGTGATTTCCAAATTACATTCCCGACCGCTGATGCGACTAACGCGATTATCAGGATAGCTTAGGTATAGCTGATGCCATCCTCTACGACATATGAAGGCTGGGGACGCGCCAGTTGGGGGCAAGGTTCTTGGGGAACTCCCCTTATTATTGTCAATGTCGATGGCGTCCAAGCAACCGGAGTAGTAGGTAATTTAGGTGTATCCGCTACTGTTGCGGTAACAGGAGTTGGAGCTACAGGCGCTATTGGCGCGGTATCTATAAGCGGTGCGGTTCAGGCATCAGGTTTAGAAGCGACCGGTAATATAGGCAACATAGGTATATCTGCTGCTGTTGCGTTAACAGGAGTTCAAGCTACAGGTGCTCTTGGTACAGTAGCTATAGGCAGTGCAGTCCAAGCATCAGGCTTAGAAGCTACAGGTGCTCTTGGTACTATATCCACAAGTGGTAGCGTACAAGTAACGGGGGTTGCAGCTACAGGCGAAATAGGTAGTGCAGGTGTAGCCGCCGCTGTTGCAGTTACAGGAGTTCAAGCTACAGGCGCTATTGGGGATGTAGTCGCAAGTATAGGGGTAGGTGGGGTACAAGCCACAGGCGCTATTGGCGATGTAATTGTAGGGGAGGGAGTAAACCTCTTTGTTACAGGCGTAGCAGCCACAGGCGAAGTAGGTACCGTCCATATATGGAGCCAAATAGTTCCGGGGCAAAATCCAAACTGGCAAGATATTAGTGATGCACAAAATCCAAATTGGGTTAATATAAATACGACTCAGAATCCAAACTGGCAAGACATAGCCGCATGAGGGTAAGAACATGACAACGCAATATACTACGATCCTTAAACTGGCTCTTCCCGTTCAGGGGGAATTGAGCGGTACTTGGGGCGATGTTGTAAACGACAATATTACGCAGATGGTTGAACAGGCCATTGCGGGTAAAGCCACGGTTAATTCATGGACAGCTAACTCACACACGCTAACGACAGCGGATGGTACTACCTCTGAGTCTCGTTGCGCTATTTTAGAGCTAACCGACTCGGGTACCGCACTGACAGGCGCTGGTACGGTAGTCTGCCCAACTAATACAAAACTTTACATTGTAGACAACAACACCGCACAGATTATTACTGTTAAGACTTCTGGTGGTACAGGCGTTGCTGTGCCTGTCGGCAAAACCATGTTGGTCTACTGCGATGGCACTAACGTCGTTGAAGGCGTAACTCACGCAAATAGTCTAAGTTTGGGTACGAGCACCAGTACGGTTAACGCTATAGATACTGCGACAGACCTTGGTGCGGGAAGCAGTAGTAACTCCAATTTACCTACGCAGTTAGCAGTGAAAACTTATGTCGATGGGCAAATTGCAGCGACTAACGAACTTAGTGAGGTTCTTGCCGCTGGTAACGTTACTGGCGCAAACGACATCGATGTTGAAAACGCTCAGAAGGTTCAGTTTCGTGATACCGCTATTTATATTAATTCAAGCGTAGATGGTCAGTTAGACATTGCTGCTGATGGTGAAGTACAGATCGACACGGCTTTGGTAGACATCAACGGTAACCTTGATGTATCGGGAACGGCTAACATTGGTGGGCCTATTTCCTTCACAAAGAACGCTATTGCCGGTGTAGCAATAAGCACAATAGCAAGGGCTTCTAATACTGTTACTGTCACAAATTCTGCTGTACACGGACTTACTAACGGCGATTTGGTCAACATAAACGGCGTAGCCAATAGATCCTTCAATGGTTACTTCACGGTAGCAGTAAGTTCTACCACGGTATTTACATACAGTCAGACTGGAGCTGATGAAAGCTCGACTGGAGGCACGTCTACCGAGGTCGTATATAACATTAATGCTAGTGGCACGGGCCTTAACCAGATGAATGGCCCACTTAATATCGCTGCTAATAGCGGTATTGATGGACTTGAAATCACGCAATCTGGGTCAGGCGAAGCGTTAAGCATAACTGGTGGTAACGCTCTTTTTGGTGACAATGATAAAGCCATCTTCGGTGCTGGCAGCGACCTACAGATTTATCATGATGGGTCTAGTAGTTACATTACTGAGAATGGTGATGGGGTATTACGTCTAAGAAGCGAAAACGGTGATGGTGTTGGCTTATACGGCGCGTCAAATGCAGTCATGCTTTTCGCTAGGAATGGCGCAGAAGTAGACCTTCGGCACAACGGATCACAGAAGCTTGTGACCACAGCAACAGGCATTCAGGTCACGGGAGACATATCAAATGCTTCTGGCGACCTAACACTAGACGTTGCAGGAGACATTATTCTTGATGCTGATGGTGGTGAGGTTATGCTTAAAGATGCCTCAGTAACTTACGGTCAATTAAAAGGCTCAACCTCTGACTTTATAATACAATCCTTAGTGTCTGACAAAGATATTATATTCAAAGGTCTTGATGGGGCGGCAATCGTTTCAGCCCTCACCCTTGATATGTCAGCGGCAGGTATCGCCACATTTAACTCTGGCATCAACATAGGAAACAGAGGTTCTGCTTCTGACCCAACCTTACAATCATCAATAGATCCCAACACAGGCGTTTTTTGGGGCGGCAGTGACATTCTTGGTTTTGCAAGCGGTGGGGCTGAACGACTGCGTGTAAGTAGCGAGGTGGTGGTTAACGATCCCGGTAATGACGTAGATTTCCGCGTTGAGTCTGTCAACGACGCTAATATGCTGTTTGTTGATGCTGGGAATGACCGAATTGGAGTAGGCACAAACTCACCTCAGTCTATTTTGCATTTATCCTCGACTGCACCAATCATATCTTTTACAGATACAAACAGTTTTACTGATGTTAACGATAGATTCATTGTCAGAGCATCGACTGACCAAGGCAACATTCAGTGGTATGACGATTCTGCGTCCGCAACTGCAAATCTAATGACTTTCAAGAATAGTAATGTAATCGTAAATGCTTCCAGTGCAGACATAGACTTCCGCGTTGAGTCAGACGGCAACGCTAATATGCTGTTTGTCGATGCAGGTAATAATCGCGTTGGCGTGGGAACAAATGCTCCTGATGTCCCTTTCCATGTTTCAAGCAGTTTAGCAGACATTGTAAAATTAACCACTGAGTCTACTACAATTGGACCAAATCTTCTGTTTGCAAATAACGATGGTACACTTGCTCGTCTTGCTTCCGCAGAAACGAATACACTTCGTATTGAAACAGGCACAAGTAATACAGAAATAGCACGTTTCGTTGAGGCCAGCGGGGCGGTATTTAACGAAGACGGTATAGACATAGACTTCCGCGTTGAGTCTAGCGGCAACACCCATATGCTGTTTGTTGATGCTGGGAATGACACAGTTGTCATAGGCTCAGGCAGTATTTCAGCGCCATCTAATTACGATTTCTTGTCATATGTTTCTGCGGCGGCAGGGCGCTCTGCTTTTGTTCATGGCTCTGGTGACGGCGGTATTGTAGTTTCTGGATCAGCAGCGGGTTCTGCGGCATCCGTAATCTTCGGTAATAACTGGGGTACTAACGGCGCTACCTTTAGCGAAGAATACCGCCTCTACATGGACGGCTCTGACGATAGCTTAAACTTTAACTATAACGCGAACGCAAGCACGGCAATAAAATTAACCAATGATGGGCGCACCAACATATACGGAGTTGGTTCAGAAGCCGCGTCTCGTTTTACGATAAATAACGACGATAGCAGCACAGGACATCTACAGTTCCAAACTGCCCAGAACGACCAGCAGAACGGTTATGTTCGGGCTAATATGGTTCTGGCTCGTAACAAAGATACACTAATCTGGGATCCCACAGACGAAACTTGGGACTATACCGCTGGGTCTTCTGGCGATTGGTCTATGATAAGCAAAACCAGCGGCTCCCTAAACTTCTATATTGGAGCGTCTGCGGTAAGCGACTGGAGCTTATCAAACAACGATTTTAATACTACTTATCTGATGTATGCCATGACCCCCGCCGGAGGTCATACTTGGGAAGCACCGGGCGGCGGTGATTTTGTATTTAATAATAACGGGTTAGACCGTGACTTCCGCGTTGAGGGTGACAGTCAAACTCACGCTCTGTTTGTTGATGCGACCACTGATCGAGTCGGCATTCAAGATAGCGCACCAAGTTACCCCCTCGACGTAAATGGAGCCATTCACTCTACTACTAATGTAATTATCGGAGACTCTTCTTCAAGCCCCGGCACGTTAACCCTTAACGACAATTCAGGCACTGCCTACACGATAGCTATGACGGGTACAGGTACTCGTGCCTTTGCGACGCAAGGTTCCACTTCAAGCGGCGATTACAGCATGACGATGGAAAACCTTGGTACTGGGGGGTTTAATTTAAGGGTTGATGGTCAAATTACCGCAGGAATGAGCGCCTCTCCGTTTTCCGATAACGCTATAACAATTCGAGGGCAACAAGACGGAACGGCTATTAAGTTTGAAGCAGGCGGCACCCATCGCTTTGATTTAGACTGTAACGGTTCTGGCACAGATAATTTATCGTTCAACGACACTAACGGAACAAGGCTGTTCACAATCTATAGAAGCCAAGAAATTGTTGTTAATGAAAGTAGTTCAGGCACTGTGGATTTCCGCGTTGAGTCTGACACCAACACTTATGCCCTGTTCGTTGACGCTAGTGCTAATGTTACTTTCATCGGAAAAAATTCAACAGCGATCAGCGCAGCTGGATTTTACTTTTCTGCAAATACGGGCAATGCAGAATTTACCGGCGATGGTTCCACTCACCCGCTCAGAATAAATAGATTAGCTAATGACGGCACATTAATTCAGTTTTTGCAGGCTAGTTCGGCAGAAGGTGATATTTCCGTTTCAGGTAGCACTGTTTCCTACAATGGTTTTGCGGGACGACATGAAAGCTCTGGTATTGCAACAACGACTGCAAAAGGCAC